AATGCTACAAAACTATTTACAGAATGTATTTAGAAGAGGTGAGCGTTTATATGGATTAGACCCAACTGGCGGCACTAGTGGATTTACTGGAACAACTGGAGACCCAGGTGGCGGTGGAGACCCGCTAGACAATCCATCAATGATGACTCCAGGAATGCTTTAAATTAAAGGAAAGATTATGGCAAACGGATTTGATTATGAATCACCATTAAACAGACTATTGAGCGTTACATTACCTCAGTTTGTAAATAATGAACGTAATAGACAAGAAAGTTCTAGACGTTTTGATGAGCAAATGGCTGCACAAGCTGACGCAAGAAATCAACAGCAACTTAACTTTCAAAAACAACAAAAAACTCAAGAAGATAATATTAAATTCAATCAACAACGGGCATTGAGAATGGAAGAGCTTGAGCTAGACCAGTTTCAATATAAAACAGCCGATGAAACAACATCCATTTCTGGTGAAATAGCATCAAGACAAAAACTTAAAGGTACTTTTAAAACACAACAAATTGAAAATACAAATGATTCTCAAATAATATCTTTACAAAAAAAGCTTTCAGAAGGTAAAAAAGCTGCTGAAATTTTTAGAGAAGATGACCCTAATTTAGCAGATATACTTTTATCTAATGCTGACAATCCTTCTTCTAATAATGTTTCTGTTATTAACAGTTATTTTAGAGATAAGCAGATAAAAGATTCTTCTTTAGGTGTTAATTTATATAGAGTATATGAGGCTAATTTTAATAAAGTTAAGCAATTGCAAGAACAATCTATTATGCCTAATTCTGGTATAACTGCAGAAATGATAAGCGATGCAAGAGCACAAGAAACTGAATCCTTAAATGCTTTTAAAACTTTTGTTCAGAATCAATCAGGGACGGCTGATACTATTTTAAGAACCACACCTCGAACTTCTATAGCTGATGGTTCTATAGAAAATCCTTTTATTTATCAAGAAGGAGATGAGTTCAAAAGAAGTTTAAAAGAAGGCAGTATAGTTAAGGCATTATCTAATGATGGTCAAGAACTATTATTAGAATTTACTTCTGAAGGAGACTTTGTTCCTGCAATGGTTGCTACTCCTGATGTTGTAGAATATAAAGAAGAAGTTGAAAAAGAGCCTATTTTTATAGATGATCCTGAAATAAGACAAGAAGCTGAAGGAAGGTTAGGCGAATTAGGTGAGCCATTTGGTTTCCTTGAGAGAGCAGCTGGAGAGGGCAGTGTTCTTATGAGATATTCTCCAAAGGAGTCATATAAGGCTACTAAAAACTTTGAAGATGAAACATATAAATTAGTTCAATCTATGAGAGAATCTTGGATGGACTCTGCTCAAAAAAGCCCTGGAATGTACAGAGCTGAATCAGAAGATTTAAGCGCTAATCAAAAGTACCAAGACTCAGCTATGCAATTACAAAATTTAGTTAGAGATGGTTATAATATGTATCTTACTACAGACCCTAATACAAAAGGCGGTAAAATTTTAAGAAAAAAACTTAAAAAAACATTAGGTCGTCTTAAAAGTAGAGTTCAAAAAGGAAGTAAACTTTATGGAGTTGACTTAACGGGAAATCAAGATTTAGTAGACTTACTAATTTCAATAGAGCTTTAATATATGCCTGAAATTAGTAAAAGATATACGTTTGAGCAACTTTCTACATTTAAACCTGATACTATTCAGCCGCAAAGATATTCATATGCAGATTTATCTAAACCTAGAACTCCACTAGAAGATAGCTTCTTAGATGAGTGGATGCCAGACTGGATAAAAAAAGGTTACAATGAATCTATAACTGGTATGGCTGAAAAAATTGTAACAGGAGAAGAGAGGTTTGATTTAGATAATTACAAACCTACTATACTAGGAGATATAGGCTCTGCCATTGCTGGATTCTTAATGCCTGCTGATTTAGCGGCTACATTCGCTGGTGCTGGAGTAGGAAGTTTAGCTACTAGAGCTGCGGCTAAAACTGCTTTAGCTAAAGCTTCTAAGTTAGGTGCTAAAAGACTTATTAATCTTGGTAGCAGTAAACAGTTTGCAGATAAAGTAATGGAGTCTGGAGCTAAAAAATTATTAACAGGAGCATCTGTTCAAGCAGGAGCTTTGTCTACTTATACTGGATTAAATGAAGCTCTTAGGCAGGAAATAGAAGATAGTGATGTTGACTGGTCAGATGTTTTAACCAAGTCATCTAAGGCTGCTTTATCTGGAGCTGTTGGTGGTGCAATATTTGGGAGAGCAATAACTAGGGGAGCTAAGACTTCTTCTGCTTTAGCTCAAGAGGCTTTTGGATTTGGAACTACAGACCCTATATTAAGAGGTGAAATGCCTACACCAGAAGATTACATTGGTGGATTGGGAATTGTTCTTGGAGTAGGAGCAGCTAAAGCTTTACCTAAATCTATTAAAAATTATGTTAAAGGAGTAACGGATGAGTATAGAGGTGTTAAAGTTGATCCTGAAAACAGATTGTCTGTATCTGATAAAAATAATATAAGACAAGTTTCTGAATTAGCTGCAACTCAAGAGTGGTTAGCTAAACAAGGGTCAGAAGTTTGGAATAAAATGCCAAATATAAAAGGTAAGTATATTCCAGAAGTAAAGATAATGGAAGAAATTTCTATAAATATTCCTACAAATCAAAAGCTTTATAACCAATCAAGATTAGAACTTCAAACGCTAATGGGAAGAGAGGCAGTTCCAACAGTTGAACAAGTTAAATCAAAATATATAAATTTATATAAAAATTCTGAAGCTCAAAAAGTAAATCAAGGAATCGCGTCCCCAGCTTTAAGGGCTTTATTTTTTCCAGATAGTGCAAAACCTCAAAAGAAAATAAAACCAGGCGAAATTCCAATTGAAGGTGCTTTCAAAGACGTACCTGGATTTAGACTTAGACAAGAAGGTGGCATTAAAGAATTAAAATTATCAAGAAAAGAATTTTATTCAACTTATCAAAGAAATCAAATTGCAAGGCAAAGCTCAGAGCAATTATCTATAAGGTTAAAAGAATCCCTAAAGTTAAGCGATGATGTTTTTTCTCAAGAACTTGG